ATACCGATATTTTAAGACAGTTGTCATAAAACATTTCTTTCCTTGCCGGTCTCTGATAGTATAAGCATATCGGATATTCAGCTCTATGTATCCCTTCATTTTCTAAATTTACTTTATTTCCTTGTCTAGCAACAATCATTGCACCCAATGAAGAACCTGATTGTGTCTGATCTTGGTTATATCCGTCAATACCACCAATATCAAGATCAAGTATATCTTTTCTTGGTTCTTGATAAACCCAAACAATATGTCCTTCAGGATCACCTTTTTTAGCCGGACGTGCCGTTACTTCCAAAGGCATTTTTCTTCTTTTTATTCCATCCTCATCTATATCATAAACCCAGTCAAGAATCATAGGTTTGTATGAAGTTTTATCACCTTCTATATCAAAAAGACGAGAATATATTTTTTCATCATTAAAATTATTGCTTCCACCTGACGTAAAAGCTTCTTCAATTGTTAATGGATAGTTCTGATTATGTTCTTTTAATTTTTTCTTATTTGGCAACTTTGAATATTCTACCCTTTTTCTTAAAATAAAATCCTGAGCTGCTTCAATATCTTCACATCCTAATCTTTGCCACGTTTTATATTTTCTCAAATTTGGAATAGCATCTACTTTTTTCCCATCGTCAGGATCAATTAGATATTCACTTTGCTTGTTTCCAAAAAATGGAAAATAAAGACGAGTACCAGGTACCCAGAATTTTTCTAATCCATAAGATTCAGCATTATCCCAAAATTCTTTAAAATCTTTTGAAGTTGATAATATATTTCCACCGGTACCATAAATATAGAAAGTACCTAATATCTGAGAACCAAATTCAAGTGCAGGTTTAATAGATTCAAATGCCTGGCCAAGAAGTTTAAATTGTCCAGATTCCTCAAAAACAACATCATGAAAATATTCACCCTCGAGTTTCTTTGGATCGTCATACATTGTTTCAAAGGATAGCCTACCCCCATATCCGTCTTCAACATACCCGCCGATAGGATCTTTTCTTTCATAACCGACATGAAACATTTTATCATTATCCTTAAGAAAATTTAAACGAAGCTCATCATGAAATTTAGCTTGTGCTGCATCAAACTTTTTTCTTAAACCAACCTGATAAGTTTCAAGACCTGCTGCAATAGCACCTCTATATCCTTCAATAAATCTAATACCATGACTAAGAATTGTCTGAGCTTTTTCAGACGCTCCTTTACGCCTGGCTTTAGGCATTACTATACCAGTCTTTTGATATTTCTTTACATAATCGACTAACTTGTAATATTCTAAATCAAGATCTACATACATTGGATATGTCGGGCCTCGAAGACCCTGAAGAATCACAAAGTTTAAAAAAAAATAATACCGGCCAGGAATATGTATCCCTCCGGTATCGTAACCATTTAAACAACGGTCAAACTGCTCATCCCAAAATTGTTCATAATCCCGGGTACCGATAACTTTTATATTACTTTTTCCATCGGCATAGATAGGTATATTACCCGCTACTGGCGATGGATCAAATCCTCTTCTTTTGATTAACGGTGTATATGGTTTCTGAAATCCCATTAAGTATTTTTCTTAAAGTCAGCATAATCTTTTTGCCTTCTTTGCCACATCTCAATATAACTTAATTTCTTTTGCCCTTTTAACTGAATGTTATCTCCTTCTTCAATATCTAATTCATGCTGCATTGACGATACTCTATCCTGCATAAAATTGATCGTTGAATCAATTTCTTTCATTCTTGAAAAAGTAGTATCTGGAGCAATAGATTCTTTTTGAAGCTTTCGGATCTTTTCAATATAAATATCAATAGTTTCCCTTCTTATATCAAAAACCAATGATTTATAAACATCCATGGCCAGCTGTATTTTCTCTGTCTCTGGATTCTTTTTCGAATCTCCATAAACATTTTTTCTGGCCATTAACCGGCGTTCCGATATAGGCTTCTTTCTATATGGACCGTCTACATAATCAACAACAAGAATTACATAGCGAAGTTCATCGTTATTAAGGTTACTCAATTCCGGAACTAATTTAACAGCATCCGGATTGAGTATAACCTCAAAGTTTTTATCCATTTGAAAAACTGCCATTACCAGTCGTCCTCCTCATAGGTTTCATCTTCCTTTACATTCATTTCAGGTAAAGGTTTCAAAGATTTATGATGTTCAAGCAATGCCTGAGCTTCATATTTCATGTAAGGAACGGGTATTTTATGTAATTTCAAATGATTATCTACAAACAAAATAGCCATTCTTCCAATTTTTATACCCCACGTTATCTGAGACATAAAAGCATAAACGCTTAACTGCAAAGCATAATGATTAAAGTTACAATCTTCCAAATGATCTAATGGCGGTAATAGAAATCTGTTATAGTGCTTGTAAGGAATTTTCTTTCTTGATACACTATCATATTCTATTCCTTTTGATTCATTGGTTTTGTAATCATAAAAATCAAATACAGTATCTTTACTTCTCTGTCTTTGAACAACAAGATCACTCATTCCGCTTACCATATATTCCATTGAGTGGATTAAAGCTTCAGGATAATAACGGTATCCCTCTTTAAATATTGGATTTAACTGAGTTACTACATCATTTAACTTAGGGTCAATCTCTCCGGTTAATAAGTATTTCTCAAGATTATCATGTATCCAGTTACCTCTGTCGATAGATGAATCTCTTTTTTCATCCCATTGAGCTAATATTTTCTTTTGCTCTGACTTGTCTCCTTTTGCCATAGCAAGAGATATTCCTTGACGATCAAAATGCATTTTTACTTTTCCAATAACCCTTGTCGTACTAGCTAATTCTTCCCCGAATTTTGTAAAGTATTGGTGAGTATCTTCTTTAAAATAAACGGAGTCGTCTTTATTAAAGATGTTATCTACCATTCGTCTGTTCCCTCCTCTTGTTCTTCATCAGGAAGTTCAACACCCATATTCTCTGAATGCTCAAGTAATGTTAAATCAATATTAGCAGCTTGTTCAGCTTTTGTTTTGTTACGAGGAACATCACCTGTTATGTCTGCCGGTATGTCCGCTGCTGGTGGCCCATAAGGGTTTTTCTTTTCATCGACTGTAATATTTTCGGATTCCCCATTGCTATCCTCCTGTTCATAATCAGGTTTATTCTCCTGTAACCCTTTATTCCCACCATTATCGGGATCTGGTTCTGATTGCTCTTGATCTGATTCTTCTTCTTCAGAATCATCGTTTTTTGCTTCCTGCTGAAGTTTCGCGTCAATAGTGCGAGTACTTTTGTGTAAAACTGATTCATCTTCATTGTTATTTTCATTAAGCATTGTATCAGAAGCCTCATTGTCCATCATGATAATGGCTCCACGTTTCATCATATATTCAAAAACTGCTTCAACAATTTCATCTTTATTCTTTCCACTTTTAAGCTCTTCCGGAAGTTCTTTTATTGCCTGATCAATAGGAATAGCCTGAGCACGTAAATATCCTGATATTTCTTTAGCAATATTATCAAGCACTGTTTGAGCTTCTGAAAAGAAACCTATATCATCATCAGCTGTGATAAACGGAGTGCTGAATCCCATTTTCTTACCTTCAACTGCTTCAATAGTTCCGGTTAATAAAAACCCTTTCTTGGTAGCTTTGGCACCCGTAACACTTATGATGTTCCACAAATACTTTAGCAGAAGATGGACTTTAGATGGTTCCGCATCTGTAATTGGAAGTATTGAATATGACTGATTATCGTAAAACTTTGAATATGGGGCTATCCAATGTCCGGTTAAATTAAGTAAGAAATATTTGAGTTTATTGACTTCCTTTTTAAGTTCATCGGAAACCATTACTTTCCTTGTTCTTTTTACATCATCAACAATTTTAAAATGTCCTGATGCAAGGTATTCTTTAGCCTCAACTACAATACCATCATTACCCTCATTTAAGAGTTTAAATTTCATAATATTCATAACGATAACGTTTTATTAATAAAAAAATATAAATACAAATATAAAAAAATCCTGGCAATATTTATATATCACCAGGATTAAGGATTAGGAATGTACAAAAATCTTTGATTTTTTAACCGGAGCTTTCTTGAGTTTTTTCTTCTGCTTAGCGATAATCTTACCGGCATCATTCAATGCTTTGTTTAGATTTTTGTTCTCAGATACAAGATCAAGAATCTTCTCTTCAAGATCTGCTTTTGTCAATTCTTTTTTTGCTGTCATGTTTTAAAACTTTAATTTTTACAATCGATTGTCGATGTAAATTTATTTAAAAATAAATCAATAAACAATAAATCAGTAGTTTAAAGTTTCAAATCATCTGCAGTAGGCTCTATCTTATCCTCTGTTTCCGGTACCTTACTTGATGGATATGGATTAGGAGTATTAAGTCTCTTTAAATCCATTCCAAGCCACATAATCCCTTCCTGCAATTTGGTAACCGATAAAGATTTTTCACGAGAAGGAAATCTGTCTGCACATTTCTTAACTTCTTGAAGCATATTATCAATTCCTTTTCTTAATCCTTTTATCTGAACAATCTCAGATGGTTCGGTAATTTTCTTTTCGGGAGTAAACACATCTACAATGGCTTTGAAAAGAGCATCTTTCTTTCTTTGAAATTCCGGTAAGTCATCATAAGGAACAAGGCATGGATGAGTCTTTACTTCAGGATCTTTTTCCTCACCAAGAATCCAACCGTCTTCAATTTTTTCAATCATCCAATTATCATGCATCTTCTTATCTGTAACAAACGGATTATTCAAACGAAAAGCAACTCCATTATATGCAGATTGCTGCTGCCATTTTGGTGCATTATCCCAATCAAACTGTGAAAAATCTCCATTGTTTTCACAATATGCTTTATTTGCCTGATGACAAATTTTAGCTATTTCCAATATAGGCTCAGGACTAAATACCTCTCTTTTTTCCATAATTCTATCTTTTATTAGTTAATAATACTGCTAATCCCCATAAAATCACGTCAAATACAGCTGTTGCAATATGCCAGATAAGAATCCACAACAAAGCCGTTCCAAATGTATCAGGTTTAGTTTTGTTAAAAGTAACAATACCTATCACTATCCACATTACTAACATTAACGCTGTAAATATACATGATGAATATTCTTTCATAATTTTTATTTAATTAATTTTCTCAATAAGTAATTCTGATTTATGCACGTTAGGAGGTCTGAATCCGTGCTTTCGGAAGTTTACAACAATATCATTCCATTGATCATGCGATAAAACATCTCTCCATTCAGGTTTGTTATGTATTGAACAAAAATGTTTCTTCACACCTGTCTTTTGTAAGAAAGTTTCATTCTCATCTTTTAATACTAACCTGACTGTAATCGTTGCCAGATTATCGCAGTATCTCTGATCGCATGTCATAAGCTTATAATTGAATCGTGAATAGATTTATCGTAATATTTTGTTGCTCCAAACAGATTCATAATCAC